TGCATCTTNTTGTATGATTGCATCTCTTGCCTCCATACAGTCTTTCATTGAGGGTAATACAGTGTCTACATTACCCAGACTTATTGATGTTACCATCAGTAGTGCTTTTATCATCTTTCACCTCACTTTGTTTATATTTTTCAACTGCATCATCTAATATTTTTTTGTTCTCTACTAGTTCCATTTTCTGTTTAAACATATCTTCGAATTGTCGTCTATTAATATCAGCTTCTACATCAGACATTATCTCTACATTAAGTGATATACTTGTTCTTAAATCCTCTGGGTCTGATGACCTATAGGGCCAAACACAATGATTCTGTCTAGCTGTAAAAATATACATATCTCCTGGCTCTGGTTCAAAAGATACATTTGATTGACTAAAATGAGTATCAGTACCACAATTATTACTAAAAGTTATTTTTCCATCTGATAAATAAAATTCTTTTCTACCCTTAAGTTGATTTTTTGGTTTTCTTAGATATGCAAGTGCAGAAACTCTACACCCAGTATGAACGTGTAATGGATTATATTCATTTGGTTTTTGATTGACAAACCACATACTGGCTATATTAGCATGAAGTTCATTTCCTAAATTTCTTTTTAAATTATCTGAATTTTGTTCTCCTACATAAACTTGTTTTTGACTATTGGTGTAATAATTTTTTACAGATTGTATACAAAAATCTTTCCACATAATATGTTTTTCAAGAAGTTCTGGACTAACATAAAGTTCTTCTTCTATTTGTCCCACTAATCGGTCACCAAAATTTTGTTTATCATTTGACATGACACTATTATACATTTTTTCTAAATCTTCAAAAATCTCATCTGGTATTTTAAATTTAACAATCACATTAGACCAAGGCTGAATGTATTCTACTTGCATATCTTTCTGTTTGGTTGTAGGGCTTATTCCAGTGAGTTCTCTAGTCCAATCGCCATGGTCTGTACCAAGTGAATCTGTTGAAGTGTTACCCATTAAATTTTTAACTTTCATTCTATAGTCCTATCATAATTAAATATGCACCTATAATCACACCAAACTCTACTGGGATAAACCATACATCATATTTACTTTGGTCGCCAGGCCGATGATACATCAACACTGATGACACTAATAATATAATAAACCCTATTTCTACATTTGTCAAGTAATTTCTCTAAAACCAGAAGCACAGTATTCAAATGTCTTATTATTGATTATTACTTTGTCACCAACACTCGTTGACCTTGTCTTATACAATGCATTGACATCATTATTATTCCACCATGCATCATTAATACTGTTAGTCAACATAAAGGCTTTGTCAATCTTCTGTAACAAAGATAAGTTCTTGTCTATATAAACCTCTGCGACAATCTTTTCACCACCGTCTTTCCAGTCCTTCTGAATAACAGTAGCTGTGTCCTTAGTAACTTTGTTTAGATTGTTTTGTAATATTTTATTCATAATTTATCTCTTTCAATAAGTGAAACGAGGAAAAGGGATAAAAATGTAAATAAGAAAAACCTCGAATCACTTATAGTATTATAATACCATAGTGGGGGGTATTTGTCAAGTTCTTCTTTTCATCTCTAATTCTTTTGCAATCCAGTTCTTTGCGATACCATTAGTGACCTTTTTGTTTGCAAGTTGTTTCACTCTCTTATATACAGCTGTCAATATATCTTCATCTTTATCATTATTGTCAATGATAATAAATCTACCTTTAAATAGATTACTAAACCTACCTATATTTGATTGCACATCTTTCCAAGATTTTACCACAATCTTTTCTGGTAATGTTCTATCTCTTTCTTGATTTCTTTGTAGTGCAACATCAAGTGATGTGTTAACAAATATCATATGACTTTCATAACCTAATTGTTGTAGAGCTCTCATCTCAGTTTCTAATTTACTGTAATCTCTACCAGTGCCATCAATAATCATACCTAATCTACCTTCGATATAATTACTCTGTCTTAACTTTGTTACTCTCTTTGCAGTATCTCTTAACTTATCTCTTTCTACTTCTTGCGACTGACCAAGTTTTGTATCCATCTTCATTGTTAAACCAGCTGATTTGACTAACTTCTCAAATGCATCATCACTGTTAACAATACGCATACCGAACATACCAGATGTTCTTTTAACTACATAAGACTTACCACTACCTGGCCCGCCTGCAAGAAAGAATGCTTTAAATATATTGGGGTCGTAGACGCCCTCCTGTAGTTCCTTGAAGTATTTCATGTTCCGTTTCTCGTTCTAAAAATTCTTGTTTATTATATTTAGTTCCCCTGTCTATTGATATGATGTTGGTTCGTGTTTGACTTTGAAATGTCATCTTTCTTACTCTATTTCTAGTTTTACCTTTTTTCATGTTCTTCTTCATGTATTTCTCCATTTGGGTTATGTTATATAATAATATGAATTATTTTGTACGAGTCTCCTTTAATATGTTATTATTTGTGATTTTGCGTTAGCTGGTTCAGAAGAATTAGCAACATTGTTAAATTCTGTTGGTATTGAATCTTTAACAACATTCATTAACATTGTATGTCTTCTGTCATCTTGACTAAATGTGTGTCTTAATTGTGTTACCAAGAACTCGCCTTTATGAAATTCATCATCTTTAACATTTTTGTGGTCGATACCAGATATTGGTAATGATAAATTTATTTTTTCACCTACAGCTAAATTACAATACCCATGAACTTTTAATTGTACTTGTAATCCACCAGAATTTAATTCCATCATCTTTGACCTTCTAGATAATATCCATTCTTCTGCGTGATTATCTGAGTATGAGTAACCTGTGTCTGAGTCATAGAACTGTGTATCATTTGTTCCATCATTTGAGGTGGGGTGCAATTGAATCCTTGCATCAGAGAAATCTCCAAGTGTATTACCTTGTTCATCTATTTCCGTTTTATTGTATATAGGATTTTTATCTATTCTACTATGGTCTTTAAAGTTGTCAAAATAATTAAAAGTATGTTCTGTATAATTTTTGTGAAATATATTATACTTTGTTAATTTAGAACATAACATTCCACCTCTTGTTGTGAGCAAAGTATCATTTGAACTAACTATAGAGTGTTTCATAACTCTTCTGTAATCTTTTTGTATGTCCATTGATTGTTTATCAAAAGCAATATTTTCAGCTGCAACAAAATCACCCATTGTAGGTTGGTCATATAAACTATCTAACACCCTAAAATTAAAACCCCTAATATTTTCATAGAAAAGATAATGTGGTGAACCATTATAGTTTTTAGAAGTAGATTCTCTTGTGAGATAATTTATGAAATCATTTGGTCTGACGTTTGGTGCGACATATTTTCTTATTCTATTTGTTTCGTCAACATGAATTTGTTTTTTAGTGTTTATAAGTTTTTCATCTGTTAAAATTTTAGTTACAATTTCTGAGTCTGTACCATTAAAAGACTTTGACACTCTAGTTCTATTATTTCTAAGTGCTTCTGGTGATATTAAATTAATTTCGTAAACTTCACTCCCAACACTAAAACCTTTTCTTGCACTTATTTTTTGAACACAAAATACATTATCAGTATAGTCAATAGTACCAACACTTGGCGTTTCTAATTTAAGTGATACAAACTCTTGTCCAACGATAGGCATATTTGCAATTAAATTGTTTTGGTCAGCAACAATTAAACTTCCAACTATTGACTGTGTAAATATATTTTCATATAAATTTATCTCTATTACATTTGAATCAAGTCGTGCAGTTACACCTGTTGATGAAAGTAAGTTACACTCTCTCAAATTGTATTGTCCAGCATATTGTACTGTGTTACCTAAAGCCATTAGATTGCTGTTTCACCGATTAATTTTTTAAATTCATCTATAAATTGTTCTATAAAACTAGGGTCAACTAATCTTATCTTTCTTCTTTTATCTTGCTCACTTTCTTCAAACTCACGATTTGTAATTGGTGTTAGACCTGTGTATGCGTTCTCGTCAACATCATTTACTACTTCTATTTTAATTTTGGTGTCACCAGAAGTCTGTGTAGATTCATAGTGATGTATTCCATCTACATTAGAGTATTTGTCATTAATGTAACCTAAAAATTGCATACCACTCATAGGCCATTGGTGATACCTATCAGTTATTTCATTTATTAATAATATTATCCAGTGTAACTTTGCATCACCGTATAATTTATGTGCAATCATCTCTGGTGTTTCACCTTCTTTTACATCATAAGTGTCATACAATAAAGTATTAGTTTTTAATTTAGTACGCATACCAACTCTTCGTAAAAGGTTGGTTACATCTTTAAAATTTAAATCTCCCTTAGAATCATAAGGGATAACTGGAAATGAGTCAAAATACATTTTTAATATCCTTCGAAAATTCTCTCTTTGGTCATAATCTCAATCTCTTTAAATGCAAGTGTAATTGATGTTTCTACAGGTGGAGCTCCAGTATCGTCATGTGGTTCAAATGTTTTATACCTATCACCACCATAAGATACTTGAACATTCTCAAGAAAACACTCTGATACTCTATGAATAAAATCATTCTCTTTACCTTGATACATATACTGGATATTAAATGTATTAGGAACACGCATTGTATCTCTATCTTTACCACCAATTAATTCAGGCAACATATTTGATTTAAATGCAAAAACAATCTTTCGTATTTCATCTGCTTCTCTTGAGTTTCTTGGTATCATTTTAAAGGTATATTGAAATGACCTTCTATCAACACCTTTGAATGCAAGTTCCATTCTATCTGCAATAATCTCTCCAGATGCAATCTCAAGTGCTTCTCTTGCACCACTAATACCAATTCCATCTAGAACACTAAGTCCCATTAAAACACCTTTCTTTTTTAAACCTTCTGATATTTTACCAACGACTTGATTATAATTATCACTTAAACCCATACCACCCATTGCATTAGTAATTGCTTCACCAGCTGCAGCTGCAAAAGGACTAATCTCTGTATCGTTATATTTTGTACCGTATGTTACTTGAACCTGTGCAGGCATATACATTGCGATTGCAGTATCTAATCTTTTTGTTGGAGGTCTTTTTACTTTAACATATTGAGCTTTATCTACAATCTCTGCAATTTTTTCATCTTCTGTTTTTTCACCCTTAGCATTTTTTAAACCAACCGTAGTATCTTTACCCACACTATTAGAACCAGTATTTACAAGTTGGTCTTGAGTGTTGTCTACTGCGTTACCTTTTTCATCTTTTATTTTTTCCAATATATTTCTTTTTCTTTTTTCTTTAGCTAATGTTAACTTACCATCTTTGACCCTATCTGTAAATCTTAACTCTGAACTTTGTTGTTCATTGATAAAAAAGATAATATAATGTCCATGATTACCTATGCCTGGGTCACCAGCAACATCTAGTGGAAACTGAAATAAATTAGGACTTGCCTTTCCTCTTTCATTGAGAGGTGCAGTATCAGAACTATTTATTCCTGTTTTACCTTTGTTGATACCAAGTAAGCCTGGTAAATTACCAGCTACTTTTCTTAATCCTGTGTTGACTACCTGAGTTGCGATACCTTTTGCGAAGTCTATTGCCATGTCTAAATACTCCTATGAAGGTATTTAGTCGACATGACATACAAAGGTAAATATATTCCAAAGAACCCACAAAAATACAAGGGTGACCCATCACAGGTTGTCTACCGTTCTTCGTGGGAACTTAAGTTTATGGTCTATTGTGATAAAAATGATAAAGTTGTAGAGTGGGGTAGTGAGGAAATAATCGTTCCCTACAGGTCGCCTTGGGACGGTAAAATGCACCGATACTTCCCAGACTTCTATATCAAGATAGAACAAACTACAGGTGGTGTCAAGAAGTTTCTTATCGAGGTCAAACCTAAACATCAGTGTAAAGAACCTATCAAAACACCAAAGAAACGCACACGCAAATGGTATAATGAAGTAAAGACTTGGGGTATTAATCAAGCTAAATGGAAATCTGCAATAGATTGGTGTCAGAACAGAGGTATGGAATTTAAGATACTTACTGAAGACCATCTCAATCCGAAGTATAAATAGTATTATGTACGAATACAGATGTAAAATAGTCAAGGTAATTGACGGTGATACAGTTGATGTAGATATCGACTTAGGGTTCGGTGTGTGGTTACACAAAGAACGTGTTAGGTTATATGGTATAGACACACCAGAAAGTAGAACTAGAGATTTAGAAGAAAAGAAGTATGGTATGATGGCCAAAAAGTTAGTTCTAGCTTTAATGCCTATCGGTTCTATGCAGATACTTATTACAGAAAAAGATAAGACAGGGAAATTTGGAAGGGTACTTGGTAAGTTCAAAGTACACGAACCACACCTTGATAGAATGGTAATACTTAATGAGTTTATGGTTGACAATCACTACGCAGTAGAGTATCATGGTCAATCTAAGTATGATATAGACGAAATACACATGGAAAATAGAAAGAAATTAGATGGCCGTTCCAAGTAAATACATTAAAAGTGTAGTAGATGCAGCTAAAGGTAGACCAAAATCAACAGACTGGTATAGAGATAAAATCAAAGAATTTGGTAAGCCTGGTGCGTTAGATTTAATCAGAGATGGTAAACAAGCAACAAGACCTTTCTTTGGTCGATTGAATATGTTTTTCTATGACCCAAAGTTAAAAAAGAAATTACCATATTACGATAGGTTTCCACTAGTGTTACCACTAGAGAAATACAATGATGGGTTCTTAGGAATTAATTTACACTATTTACCAATACCATTAAGAATGAAACTACTAGATAGATTAGTAGACTTTAGTAACAACACAAAGTTTGATGAGTCTACAAGATTAAATGTAAATTATCAAAACTTAAAAAGAGTAAGACTTATTAGACCAACAATAAAAAGATATCTTGCTGGTAAAGTTAAATCAAGATTTCGTAGAGTAGATGCAGATGAGTTTACAGTTGCAACATTATTACCAGTTCAAAGATTCTCTAAAGCCACTGCATCAGAGGTTTGGAAAGATTCAAGGAAGATGATTTAATGCCCAAATTTAATTTAGGAAGAGTTTTACAGGGAACTGCATACGGTGTTCTAAACGAGATACTCGCAGAGTTTCGTTCTGATGATGGTTATGCATTACCCTCAAGGTATGAAGTTGTAATACTACCACCACAAGGAACTAGAGGTAAACCTCAAGGTGCATTAAGTAATATATTTGCAAAAGTTATGCAAGAGAATACTGGAGAGGGTACAACAAGAAAAACTGGACTGCAATGTGAATCTATTTCTTTTCCAGGCCGTAACCTTGACACTGCACCAGATACAAACATATATGGCCCAACAAGAGAAATAGTTCAAGGATATACTTATGCAGAAATAACTGGTGTATTCAGATGTTCATCTGATATGAGAGAAAAACTATTCTTTGAAACTTGGCAAAGACTCGCATACAATCCACAGACTTGGTCAATGGGTTACTATGATGATTATACTGGTGCGTTAGAAATACATCAATTAGACCAACAAGACAAAAGAAGATACGGAGTACAATTAATAGAGTGTTTTCCAAAAACAATAGCTGAACAATCACTAGCTGCAACACAAGCAAGTGATGTGCAAAAGATAAGTGTAACTTTTAGTTACAGATATTGGAAGAACTTAACAGATGAGGCAGACCTACCTATACCCTTGCGTGACAGAATTGAAGAGGTTGTGGTAAACAGTGCAGAGAGGCAAATAAGAGCTGCAATACCGAGAGTATTGTCTAGATTATAAAGGATAATTTATCATGGCTTTACCAAAGTTAGAAACTCCAACCTATGAGTTGGAACTTCCCTCTACTGGAGAGAAGATTAAATATAGACCATTTCTTGTAAAGGAACAAAAAGTGTTAATGATTGCACAAGGTTCAAGTGACGAAAAGGTAATTAGTAATTCTATAGGAACTCTAGTAGGGAATTGCACATTTGACAAGATTGACCCTACTAAATCTCCTATGTTTGATATTGAATACATTTTTCTTAAACTTCGTTCAAAATCAATCGGTGAAACAGTACAATTGAATATTACCTGTCCAGATGATAATAAAACAACTGTACCAGTCAAAATAAATCTTGACGAGGTGAGTGTACAAATGACAGCTGGACACACAAATGTTGTAGATTTGACAGATAATATAAAATTATATTTAAGATATCCACTTTTAAATGATATGCAAAAACTAGAGGGTGATACAGAGGTGGATAAAGTGTTTAATATATTATTGAACTGTATTCACGAAGTACATCATGGAGATAAAATTTACAACGCAGTAGATGTAACAAAAAAAGATTTAGAAACTTTTGTAGACCAAATGACAACTGAACAATTAAGAGGCGTAATGGATTTTTTTGACACTATGCCTAAATTGCGTCATGCTATACAAGTTACAAATCCAAACACAAAGAAAAAAGGAGAGGTTGTTGTGGAGGGCCTCCAAAATTTTTTAGAGTAGCACTCTCTCATGATTCTCTAGAAAATTACTATAAAACTAATTTTGCAATGATGCAACATCATAAGTATAGTCTAGAGGAAATAGAAGACATGATGCCTTGGGAGAGAGAAATATATGTGGGTCTTTTAATGAAATTTATTGAGGAAGAGAATGAAAGAGTAAAGGAACAAAACAATAAGAGAGGATAGTCGCATGGCAGACAAGATAACTAAAACAGTTGATAATGAAGTTGCGAAGAAAGACTTAAATGGTGATGGACACATTTCTCAAGAAGAAATGGAGATGGATTTGGAATTTAAAAGAAAAGAACTAGAGGACGCAGATGCAAGACGAGATGCAATGCGTAAGATGGCTTGGTTCTCTTTACTTGGTATGTTACTATATCCCTTTGCAGTGGTACTTGCAAATCTTATTGGACTAGAACAAGCAGGAAAGATACTTGGTAATATGGCCGCGACATACTTTGTATCAGTTGCAGCTATCGTTATGGGTTTCTTTGGTGCAAACGCATATTCAGATAAGAAGAAGAAATAATGGCAACAGAATTTGAACAACTACTTCAAGAGCAAAAATTAACAAATAAGTTGTTAGCTGATAAAGCAGCTGTAGATGCAAAACCACCTAGTATTGCTCGTTCTTTTAGAGATAGTCTTGGTGAAATCTTAGACAATAGAAGAACTACAAAAAAATATGCTGATGAAGATAAGAAGTTTCAAAAGAAAGAGGGTATTGTTAAGGTTGATGACAATGTTGCAAAGGGAACAAAAGAGGTCATAACACAAAGTAAATTTTTTAAAGAACAGATAGATTCACTAGATGACCAAGACCAAATATTAGCAAGAATGTATGATAATTCTTTATTTGCTAACGCAGATATTTTTGAAACTAAAAGGTTACTTCAAGAAATGGTAAAACAAAATCAAGGAGGTAAAGAAAGATTAGAAAGCATTGCTTCTTCAGCAAGTGGTATATTTAAAGATTATAAAGGTAATTTTGAACCTGCTTCAAAGAAAAAAGCAAATGAGAAAAAAGAAGCATCTAATGAAAAGAAGAGTCAAGGGTTTTTAAAAAGTTTAAATGAACAATTTAAAGGTATCAGTGGTTTTCTAAGAAGTAATAAGTTTGTTCAAGGTGTTGGTAGTTTCTTGGGTAAAGCATTACTTCTCACTGGTCTTATAGCTTTTGTAAAATTTATCAGTAGTCCTAAATTTATAGAGTTTGCTCGTTTTTTAGATAAAACTCTTGTGCCCATTCTTGGAAAAATATTTGATGTTCTTACGAGTGTTGGTCAAAAAGCAGTTGACTTAGTTGCAAAATTAGGTGGTAATATTATAGACCCAGACCAAGACATGATGACGAAATTTATATCTGCTGTTCTTTTAGCAGCTGTAGGTGTAGTTGCATTATTCTCAAAATCTATTTTAGCATTTATCGGCAAAAAAGCACTAGCAGGATTATTATTGCTTGCTCCAAAACTAAAAATAGCTGCGATATTTAATCCTATTGGATTAATAATTGCTGGTTTTATAGCAGCAATAGCTGGTGCTTTCAAATCATTTGATACTTTTAAAGAATCAAGAGGGGAAGGTGACAGTATCGCACTTGCACTTACTAAAGCAATAGGTGATTTTATTGGTTATGCATTAGGATTTTTCCCAGACTTAATTAAAAATATAATAGGTTCTTTTGTTGGTGTATTTAACAAAGAATTAGGTCAAAAAATTAAGTCTTTTAGTTTTTCTGAAACAATAAGTGGTTTATTAAGGGATTTAGGTGATGTTATCAAAACTGCATTTCAAGGTATATTTAAATATTTTAAAAAAGTATTCATGGGTCAAAATGCTGAAGAGATTGCAGCTGAGATAACTGAATTAGAAACACGAAAATCTCAAACTGATTTAACACCTGGCCAAATAAAAAATATAGATAAACAAATAGAAAAACTAAAAGAGAAAAAAATAAAAGCAGAAGAAAGTGGTGGAAGAGTAGGTGGTCTTGGTGGTCTTTTAGGAAGTGGTGATAATGATGTAAGTGACCAAAGCAAAATTGGTGCAGGGGCATACAGAGGTGGTAGAGCAAGAGCTGGTCAAAGTATTATGGTTGGTGAAGCAGGGCCTGAATTTTTTATCCCTAGAACTGATGCACAAGTCTTTAGTGCAAGAAGAACAGAAGAAATGATTATGTCTGCACTCGCAAGAGGTATGAATGGTGGGGGTGAAGGTGGTTCTACTATTATAACATCAGATAATAGTGTAAGAAGTAATAGCTCCACAACAAATGTTGTTAATGAAACTATTACTCCTCTAGATACTATTACAACTTCAGTTGTATCTTCTGTTTAACCGTTCGCAAGTTTATTGAAGTAGTCCATAGTGTCTTCTTCTTCTTTAACTACATTCTCAACAGGTTTCGTATCTACCTTTGGTGCAA